ATACCTTTGTGAACTCTTAATATTTAAAGAACTTTGTGATGCTGGATAGATGTTATGAACAACAGCACCAGGATATTCTCCTTGAAGATTTTCTGCCAGTTCATTTTTAGAAGGCATGGAACCTTCTATCTCCATTCTATATATTTTACCTTCCCAGACGACATCTGCAAAAAATGACTCTGTTGCCTGTTCTGGTTGAGAACCTCCCACATTGAGAGTTCCGTTAAAATCACCATTGATGGTGATGCTTTCTGAGAGAAATTGTTTAAAGTTTTTCATTAGCACTTCCAACGACGACGGGCTTTACAAATTGCTTTATCGGGGTCTTTTGAGCAATCAATGTTATGCATATCTTGCTGCCCCTTAGAGCGTGAGCAGAAGGACTTTCTGCGCTTTGCATCCTTACTGCCTGGTTTTGGATCGCCAGTTACCGCAGTTTTAAGTTTGGAACCTGGGTTTTCACGGCGATAGGTGTCAACTGCTTTCTGACTCATACCGTCAGTTTTGTCGCCTTTATTTACTTTTTGCCAATCCTCACCAAACATCTTTGGTCCTTTAGTCTTTCTTTCCGCAGCGGCTCTCTCACCCTCAGTTGTACCTTTTTGTGAGAGAGTTCTAATCTTTTTTGCGCGTTGTGCCTCTCTATGAACCTTAGGGTCAATTGCAGCAGGCATTATGCCTTCGTCCAAGTCTTCTCTCCAATTAGAAAACTCTTCTTTTTTTACTCTTGCTGGTTTAGAACCACCAGTTCTAAATTTGCCGAATGGGGTTGGAAGTTCCTCACCATATTCACCTTTTGACTTCTCAACTTTATCTTGCGGATCTACGTCACCATCAACATCATAGTCAATTCTTTTTGCTGCTTTTGTGGCAAGTTTTTTAAGATTTCCGCCACCAATATTTGCCTCTAAATCAGACTTAGTTGGAGTGTGTTTTGCTTCTTTTACACAATTGGGAACTTCTTTACCATCCTTCATTTTGGTGCCTTTTGCCTTATATCCATCCCAACACTCGCTTGCACCAACATTTTTACGTGCCTTCTTTAAACCTTCTTCGATATCCAGAGTCTCTGGATATCCCTTTTCACCAGGTTTAGCGGGTCTTTCTCCACGCTTTCTTTTAGCGTGAATATTTGCCCAAAGACCCTTTTTCTTACCCTCATCCAATGTTTTAATTGGATCCGGTTTTACAAGATCGACAAATTCATATTCGGTGGGATTGAATTCATCTCTCCAATTAGAATAGCAATATTCTTTGGACATCTATCTACTGATACTTTATTCTTTACTATTTAGAAAACCTTGCTTTAACATCTTCTGAAGATCTGATGTTGAACCAACAAATACTGCGTTATTATTGGTGACGTTATTGGTTGTTTTTGCAGATTCGTCTTCAACATCTTTAAGTTTCTTCTGCAAATCAATCAGTTTATCTGTTGTATCCGCAACACTTTTAATTAACTGACCAGCAACTTCATATGCTCTTGGACTACCACCTTCACCAGCGAGTTCCATAATTCCATTGATTGCTTCTTGCCCTTTTTCAATTAATGAATATAAATTTGCACGGGTATATTCGTAGTCCTTCTCAATGTCTGGACCCTTTGGTTTTATAGACTGTATTTCGGAAGAAACTTTTTCTGTTTTTACGATCTTACTCTCAACATTAAGAGCTTCATCGATGGAATCATAATTATCAGACATAATTTTTAAATATCAGTTTGTAATGTTGAACTGTAGGATTTGGAATCTGAGAAATCTTCCCAAATTTCACTGAAACCAAAATCATCTCCTGGTTCAGCGTCAATTGGGTCTGGAGTTACTGTATACCTTACTTCACGTTTAGCAGTTTGGGTATTTGTATCCGTATACATGTCAACTTGAACTTTACGGATTAGGCCATCCGTAGAATCTGCAATAGGTCCAAACAGATATGACTTTGCAGTAAATCTTAGAGTATAGATAAGTGCTCTTCTTACAGTAAAGTCTCCCTCATAATCATCTTGCATATCAATACTGTCAAGAACGATTGGAATATCTTTCTTTTCACCAATCGAATCAATTAAATCCAAAGTTAGATTGAATGATGGTTGAAAGAATGGGAGTATTTGCTCCACAATTTGTAGAGCATCATCACTCAATTTTGAATATATGCTCAATTCAAACCCAATATTATAGGGTACTGGCATATAAACTTTTTTAACATTTCCTTCACTATCACATGCTCTAAATGTTTGAGTAACGCTAGTCTTTCTTGTTGGATCATACTGTAAAGAAACCATTTCAAAAGACATTCTTGGTAATGTAATGGCAATCGGTTTCTTTAAATCCGCCTGCTGCTCAATCTTTGCAAGGAACTTTTGCATTGGACCATACGATAATCCAACCTTAGTTTCATCAACTATATTGTTGTTTTTATCCTCATGACGAATATATATGTTATTAAAAAGAGTTCCGAAACTAACTATAGTTTTACGTATAATTTCGTGATAAAAATAAGTTCCTAACATTAATACTCTCCAAAGGGATTAGTTTCTGTGAAGTCTAAAATTCCATCTGCTTCAGTTTCAATTTCTTCATTAATATCATAAGACTCTTCATAACTATCATTATCATATGATTTAAGTATATAGGAAGCACCAGATTTTGAACCAGTGATGACTTCTCCGGCAGAGAATTGGCCATCATTAGATCCAACATAAAGATCTATCGGTGGATTGTCGGCATCAAGATCTGTTCTGAGATTAATATCTTTAATCTCTGCAGTTGTTCCAGACAATGAACCAGTAATAGTTTCATTGAGAATATAAGTTCCTATTCCTGTAGTAGATACACCAGTTATTGTTACGTTTGGTGTTGAGGTATATCCATATCCAGTATTTACAATTTGTAAAGAACTTATTGAACCATCACCCGCAAGTATTGCTCTTGCAGTTGCACCTTTAATTCCAAAATTGTCATAGTCTTTATTTCCAACAGTATTTGCAATGCTTACTGTTGCAGTTACACCTCCAAAATATCCTGATCCACCACTTGTAATGGTCAATGAAGATACAGTTCCTGAAGATCCAACATTGGCTGTTGCAGTTGCAGTTGATGAGTCTAATGTATTTGTAAAGAAATTTCCTGATCTTGATGTGGTAGGGGAAGAAATATTTGTTGGGAATGATGTGATTGTTTCTATACTAATATCGTCAATATATCCTATAAAACTTCTATCTGCAAAATCTGCTACAGAATCAGCAGGTTGAGCATCACCAACTTTAATACTTTGTCCCGATGTAAATAAATCTCCAGATCCGGCAATAAATATTCCTCCGGACACGTCGTTAACACTAAATCTTACTGAGGTATCCAAACAATCTAGTTGGACATAGTTCCATTGATCTGGAATCAATACTTCTCCATCACTAGTAACACCACTAAAAGATGAAAAATTGTAATTTAATTCATATGATGTGGCATTCATATGAATTTTAAAATCGGGAGTATGGAGGATAGAATAATTTGTTCCTACAAGAGGTTGAGATATTGGATAAATCCAGAATCTAATAGAAATACCTTGAGATGCACCTAAAGATGCTGTTGATGTAAATGTACCAATAGTTGTTACATCAGTGAGGGAGTCATGATACAAAGAATTGTTGCCAAATTTTATTTGTGCTGATGTTGGTGGATCTGATATTGTTACCGAAGGTGGCGAAGTTGTTGAATAGAATTCTCCACCATATGTTACAGAAAGACTTTCTACAGTTCCTGCAACCCCAACAACTGCAGATGCCTCCGCTCCTCCTCCCAATGGAGGATCAATAGATACAATAGGTTCAATATAATAACCACTTCCTGCTGTAGATATTGACAAAGTTCTTATACCATCATTTACAACAACTGCAGTGGCAGCTGCTCCAGCACCACTTCCTCCAGTTATAGTTACTGTTGGTGGGTTTGATGGATCGTATCCAAAACCAGCATTAGTTATTCTTATAGATTCTACAGATCTAACACCACCTACGGCCGTAGTTATTGCTACCGCTGTTGCATCATTTGCTGGATTATTTGTTGGTGAAGGTGATATTGTTACAGTTGGAGTTGATGTATAGTTATATCCATCATCAACTAAAACAATTCTTCCAATCATTCCATCACCAGCAAGAGTTGCCGTTGCAGTGGCAGTAACTCCAAGACCTTCCAAACTTAATGTCGTTATATATCCTTCATCTTGAACTGTACCATCAATTTCTGAAATAGAGGTATCAATATCTTCATTTTCATATTCATAAAGTTCACATAACAATTCATAAACATAAGTTTTTCCTAATTGATAAAAAGGTTTTTCAGATTCAACTCTTTTAATTTCAAACAGTCTTTGTCCCAATGGGAAGTATATCAAATCACCTTCTCTTGGTCTAGAAGGTAAATTTATATCATAATCTGTAATTGTATTATTATCAATTCCTTTCTGTATTCCATATAAGAATGGAGATATAAATTCTTGGAATCTTTCTTGTGATATTACTAAATTAATTTCATTTTTAAGTCTCAATCCAAACTTTGTCATCAAATCTGAACCTGGAGCATATCCTTCATAATTATCCAAATACGCTTCAATAATAAAGTTATCGTCAAACTTGGAAGATTGAACTTCTCTTAAAATATCATCAGTCTTTAAAAATTTTCTGGGAAGATAATATACATCAATACCATAGATTTTCAATTGTTCATTAATTAAATCTTGTATTAAAAATTGCTCTCTAGCGGAACCTTGGAGAAAAAAGGGATTGAGTGTCATGATTATCCAATAAAATCTAAAGGTGGAAGTTCATATTCCATGGTCATTCTTTGCTTAATATCATCAAGTTCTCTTTCAGCATCTTCGTAAAGTTGCCTACCATTCAATTCTATTCCACCTGGCAGTTTTACACCATTAAATTTAATGAGGTTTTGACCCCACTGTCTCTTAATTAAAGATGTTAAATATTTTTTAAGAAAACTATCATTATAAATTTTTGCAAATGATGCAGGATCTAAAGCTCTATAGCATTCAATTACTATAAACTCCCCTGCAGTTTGTGCTCCCCAATCTATATCCAAATATAATCTATCTTGTCTCTTATTATATCTTATCTGCTTATCAGTTGTTAATAGGAAATCAATATCTTCAAGGTAAGATTTAACCATAGAATACTGTAGAAGATCTACTGAATTGAAATAATATAAGTCATTTAGGAATAATTGATATTTAATACTAAACATACCACCAGAAATCGAACTGGTGTCAAACTTAAATATTTTTTCTATGCCTATTACGGAATCTGGAACTTGTATAAAATTGGATGTTTCGTAAAAATTGAAGGTAGTTGCAGCAATACCTGTTGATGTTGCAGTTGTGGTTACAATTCCCACTCCATCAGTTCCTTTTGCCTTTCCCCTAGAAACATCATCGGACGTTATTTGATACTTCAAATACATCTTTTCAACACCATCGTAGTGGCGCTCATTAAAATATTGGAGGGCGTCATCTACCAAATCATCAATTTGTTCATCATCAACATTGATTTCTAGTACAGGAGCTCCTAGTCTACGGAGACAATA